ACTTCTCCTCACCTGGTGTGAATAACGCAATTGAAGAACTAAGGGGAGCACACGACATAGCTGCAGAAACACGTCTTGTCATTAGGACTGTCCTGGAAGCAATAGATTCCAAACAAGTTGAAAAGCTTTTCAAGAATGAGGCCATTGACAGCGCGGCCAGAAAAAATATCTTGGACGGCATCCAAGCAAAAAAATCAAAGCAGGCAAAGGATGCACTAGAGATGTTTTTAGTCACAATAATGGTAGAATATAAGAAGGCAAACAAAAACACCTCTTTCAATATTGCCACCTATATGAATAATTTCATCAAACATTATTCAATGAGTGCCATTTACAAAAATCTCAAGAGCACCTACCCCAACACCATCAAGACATGGGAAAATCTTTGTAAAGAATTTGGGGTTACCAACCAGTTCTCACAACAGTCGTTTTGGGATAAATTTGGCACAGCTATAAGTAACGGGATAAACAGCGTGGGCGACACCATGATATCAGCGGCAATTAGATGAACCCAGAGATCCAATCAGTTTTAAACAACGCTGGACAGGACAAATTTTTACTTGTCCTATCGCTGCCTCCTGCGCTTCGAGCAAAGAAAACTGAGGATCCCACTTTCACTGTGGACCACCTACAAATGAGTGTGTATGGAGCGGTCGTGCCTCCAATTTCAGTGCCTCCAATTGTTCTGCCATACGCGGGACAAAATCTCCCTGTATCAAGCCACGTTAGGGCAGCATATCAACCACTAACGGTGAACTACATTGTCGATAATGCGTTCAAAAATTACTGGATTTTGTCAAGATGGTTACATCTTCTCAACACAGAAAGGGATAGTTTGTATGATGGTTCTCATCCTACCACTGACACGCTACCGGAGTACATGACATACATGTCGGTGTATGGTCTCAACGAGTACAACCAAAAAGCCATTGAGTTCAAATACATCAATTGTTTTATCACAGACATCGGCGCAATCATGTATGATTACCGCAATACAGAAACCTTCATTTCTTCAACTGCTACGTTCAGTTATTCCCAGATTGAGACGAATCTGATAGAGGCACCTTAAAAAAAACCCACATTGCCATAAATAATTTATATGGCACGTACTATCAATTCACCCGGTGTACAAATCACTGAGACTGACCTTTCTCTCAATCAGCAGATTCTAGGAGGCACCAACATTTTTGTCCCTGGCTTTGCGAATCAAGGTCCTACGGACGAGGTGATTCTCATCACTTCCGCATCTGAGTTTGAGCAGGTTTATGGTCAACCACAGACACCAGCCGAGAGATTTTTCTACTACACATGTAACCAGGTTATCAATTCACCTGGTACACTCCTAACCACAAGACTTCCTTATGGTTCCGGCGCAGGAGCAGGATTTGGTTCGCAGTACAGTGCTACAGTTTTCCCCATCACTTCAGGTACAGGCTCCTTTACAATCAAGGAACCTTCTCATGTGGTTCTCACTGAAGCGCAGTATAGCCAGTTGCTACAAGGCAATATTACATGGAAGACCACACTCAGTGCAGGTCAGCCGGTTTATACCAAAGGTTCACTCACGGGTAGCTCAACACTCACCGCGGACAACGTTGGTCTGATTGTTGTTAACAGCAGCAAAACCTCAATCAACGAGGGTTTTGAAGGTTACTACGTGTCAGTTATTGATAACACAAACTTTGGTCCTGAGTCCAATTTCGATTCGATCCTCTGGATGAAGTCTCTGACAAGCGACGGTAGTGACTTTTACACAGTGCCATCCACGCGCCTTGACTTTGCACTTTCAAGTACAGCAGCTGAGGCAGGTTATGGAAGCATTTCCGAAATCATTGAGGGGATTCCTCTTTACAACTTTGGAGATGACTACTACAAAGATAGTGTCATACTCAACGTCTTTAAGATCAGAAATTCGATCTATGATCCTCAGACCCTTTCGGTCTCACTGGTTGAGTCACACATTGGTTCCCTTGATGCTAACAAGAAAATTGTGGCGCCAATGGGTGGTGTCCAGAAAACATTCTTCTTGGAGACGTTGATTAACAACGACTCTGCTAACTTGAGAGCACTGGTTAACCCTCAGATTTCAACAAGGACTAACTGGTCCCAGGTCTCCAGTGTAAATCCGGGTGTGACAGTCACAGTTGATACGAGTGCAAAAGCTCTTTTCGCGAATGGTGTTTATCACCCAACATTCAACTCCGCAGCTGACAAGAACGTCGGTGAGCTGGTCACAAAGATTGACCGTGCTCTCACACTCATTGAGTCTCCGGACGATGTGGTTGTTGACGTTGTGGTTGATGGTGGTTTGTCCACAGTCTTTGCAGTTGCGAGTGCAAGTGTGTACGACGACACAACATTTGTTTCGGGTATTGAAAATACAAACAGCTCAGAAATTACACGGGCAAAGACAGTTCATGAGAAGTTCAACAACTTCGTGACAAACGTCCGCCGTGACTGTATGTTCATCGCTGATCCGCTCCGTAACATCTTTGTTAATGGTGCGGACACCAAGACAATGGATGTCAAGTCCAACACGTTCTCGAACAACATCTACAAGCCTCTCAAGGCTCTATTCGGATCGCTTGACAGCAGTTACACCGCAACCTATGCTACATGGATCAAAACATACGATCAGTTTGAAGATCGTTATGTGTGGGTTCCACCATCGGGCTTCGCAGCAGCAGCGTTCGCAAGAACAGACAGCGTTGCACAGCCTTGGTTTGCACCAGCTGGTTTATCAAGAGGAAACCTCTACGGTGTAAGTGACCTTGCTTTCAATCCTAACCAGAAGCAGAGGGACTTCCTCTACACGATCTCCATCAACCCGATTGTGTACTTCTCACAGGATGGTAACGTGATCATGGGCCAGAAGACCTCGCAGACCAAGCCAACAGCATTTGATCGCATCAATGTTCGTCGTCTCTTCCTGACACTCGAAAGAGCGGTGCAGGGAACGATCAAATACTTCCTGTTTGAGCCAAACACTGAGTTCACAAGGACTCGTGTGAAGAACACGATTTCTCCGATCTTTGACATGGCGAAGAACACAGAGGGTCTGTATGATTACCTCATCATCTGTGATGAGAGAAACAACACTCCGGACGTGATTGACCGCAACGAGCTGATCGTTGACATCTACATCAAGTCAGTGAGAGCTGCAGAGTTCATCAACGTGAACTTCGTTGCAACACGCACTGGACAAAACTTCCAAGAGTTGATCTAAGCACCATAAATAATACATATGTCACAGAATATCTCAGACTTCTATAACGCAGCAATGCAGAAGGACTTCGCAAGAAAGTTCCAATTCAGAGTTGTACAATTGGCAAACACCAACCTCAAAGAGGACTCATTTGTTTATCTCGAGACTGCCCAGTTGCCAGGTAGAGATATCACCAATGTGCCAGTGCCATTCATGGGACTTGATTTCAACGTCCCTGGAACTGCAAAATATGTGGGCTCTGATGCTTACAATGTGGTGTTCAGATGTGATGCCAACTACGACATCCGTGCCGTCCTAGAGAACGCAACGTTCAATACATTTGACGATGCTACATCCACAGGCGATTACAACATTGCAAGAAACTCCTCGATCGTCACAATCGATCTTCTGAATAAACAGAACAAGGCTATCCGTCAGTACAATCTGGTGGGTGCTTATGTGAAGAGCATCGGTGCAATGGAGTACGCCCTGGCGGACACAGGAACAGTCGTAACTGTCCCCGCAGTGATTGCATATCAGTACTGGAGAGTCACCAAGGCTTCAAAGACCACGATTCCTGCTTCTACTGTTTTAGCTGACGTTATCAGATAAGTGCCTTAAATAATCCATAGAGATATGGCAGGCACAGCAACTACACCAGGAGGAGCTTTTAACCCGAACGCAGAGGTTAAGAAAGCGACATTACCCAATCAGGAAATGATGGGTAGGATTCCCTACTTCCTGGATCAGGTTCTCTCCCAGCCTGCTGGCGCGCTTCCCAATAATTCTCAGTGGGTGTTGATTTTCGAATCGTTCCCTCAAGTCATATTGAGAGTGTCTGAGTTTGAACCCGGAATGCCAGAGAGTTGGGAGATCAAAAAAGCATTTGATAGAATCACAAGCAATGATTTTCAGAAAACAAAGGGTTGTATGCTTGCACAAAGTGTTGTGCTACCAGGTGACGGAGCAATTGTGAATCTTGAAAACACCTTATCGTTCAACGGTCTGATTCCAGGAAAACTGGGTGCAGGTAGAAATGTTCCAACAAGTTTGAGGATTTCATTCCTTGAGACAAACGTTAGTTTCATTGAGAACGTCATCCGTCCTTGGATCATAACCACCTCTCACCTTGGCATGGTATGCCGGAAAGGTACGCCGAACGATTACAGGACAAATCTGACAGTATTCAAACTAGGTATCTACAGCTCTTCTCAACCACCAATAATTACTCAGCGCTATGAGTTTGAAGGTGTGTGTCCAATCAGTCTTTCTGATGAGGAATACAACTATGAGAACAACGCAGTTCCCACCAGAAGTGATGTGGACTTTGCGTTCAGACACTACACAGTATCATCAAGACAAAACGACCTGGCAACACTTCCTCCGATAGCTGTTGCAACTCCAGCATGATTTTAGTTTCAAAGTTTGAAGATCAGACAATTCAGTACAGGGAGCTAACTGTTAGTGAATATAAAACTATTCTGAAGTCCCTGCTTGGTGAGGAACCAGATAAGGATATTCTATGTGCGAACCTTCGGTGTGTTTTTGAGGAGGCGTTTAAAGGGACAAATGATTTCTTTCAGGAGCTGTATGCTCTTTTTTGTCTGAGACAGGTAAGCATTGGAGACAAGGTGCCAATAATTTTTTGTGAGGACGATAAGCAGATCAATGGGGCCTTTACAATGGAGCATTGCAAGAAAACCCTGAAGAGGGAAAAGCTAAAAGTTGTTAAGTGGAAAAAATATGAAGTCCAACTCAACTGGCCTTCACTGATTGATCTCATTGGTGGAGGGAATTACACCGAGGCGTTTGTGAAGTCTATAAAGATCAACAACACGATCGTGGCAGGAGAGATAGCAAAAGGTTTAGTGGGCGACTTACCATTTGAGCTATATAGGGAAGTGGAAAAGGAAATAGGGAGAGCTATAGAGGTCATTGAAAATAATCCTCTTGGTGTCATAAAGAGTGGCGCAAAGGAATATCAGATACCTGTGCCGCTTTACTCCGATGCCATCATAAGGTTTCTGAAGATAATGTTCAATGGTGATCTTGGGGGGATATATGATCAGTTTTTCCTGATCACTAAAAACACAGCAATCACACCAGAATATTTGGACAAGGGGACACCAGCAGAGCTGGAAATCTACACCAATAGAGTTTTGGCCAGCCAGCCTCAACAAGAGCTGGATGAGATAGATGAAGACAGTGCTTTTGGGGACTCCATAGTGTAAGTAACTTCATGACAGCAGATAGAGCCAAAGCACTCCTCAGAGAAGCCTCAGCAGAGGAGCTTGTGATCCCTGGTACAGAAAAATCCATTAGTGTGACAAAGGTGTCCACCAACCAGCTTAGAGAGCTTACTACTGCAGCTCTGGCATCCCCTTCCTTCAACTATGGCTTCAATTCAAAAATCTACAGCATCCTTTCAGAGAACGTTGTTGATATTGAAACCAAAAATCTCAATGAACTGGAGCTCTTATGGCTGGTGGCTAAATTCGCTAGTAAGGAGGACAAGGATGCAAAGGTTCCTACCATCGAAGAAATCACCACGAAGGGTGAGAAGATCACAGTAAAGAGTAGTGTGCCATATTATTCAAAGTGCGTTGAATGGGTGGAAGCTCTCAAAACAATCATGGATACCGAAGGAACGGACGAGGAAAAAGCCGGTCAGTTCTTTCTTGCTGATTTGTGTAGGTATGTCAAGTACATTGGCGTGGGAGATGAATCTCTCCCAGTTACGGTGGAAAGTGTTTCTGAGCTTCCATTTGAAATGATTCAAGATACCATTGGTATGTTAGAAAACGTCAAAAAGTGCAGTAGGTCCCTACTAGCTGACAAGAGTGGAGATTTTGATATTTCCCTTTTCTTCTGAACATAAATAATCCATACAAAGTATGGACACCAAGGTAGCAACATCAGGCCTCACAGTTAATGATGTGATTGCACAAATGCTGCAATCATATGGCAGCACGCCAAATGGCCAGGCACAACTTGGAGCAACTTATACCCAGCTGCTCAACACCTTTTTGGGTAAGAGCACAAGCTCAATGCAGCGAGATACAACTCGTAGCTCTGTACCAGCAGGTGAACAGGTAGTTCAAAAGAGGGTAACTGATTTTTACATTTCAAGTCTTACAAACCTATCAAAGAGAGCGGAGGCTTTCTCAAAGAAGTTAGAAAGCCTACAAATACCACAACGTCAGTTCTTTTCAAAGGAAGTACCCAAAGACAATTACAAATCTTTGATCGGAGAAGGAACTGATCCTCTTCCAAAGAAGATATTTTCTGTCTTGTCTGAATCTGAAGGCGTTCAGGAAAAAATCCTCCACATTCTAGAGAAGAAGGATACCACGAAACAACCTGCTCCAGGCGGAGGTCTCAGTGTTGTAGATGGTGCCCTCATAGGGGCTGCAGGTGTAGGAGCAACGGGTATTATTGCTGGTGTAGGTGGTTATCTGCTCAGCAAACTAAAAGGTGTCTTTCCAAAAGCGGAGCCTATCAAGCCAGTGAATCAAAAGGTCACTCCAATTGAATCTGGTAGAGACAGACAGGAGAGACTACAGAAAGAGAAAGCTAGCAAGACAGAAACAAAGGCACCAAAGGCTGCAGAAAAGGTTGCACCGAAGGCTGCAGAGAAAACTTTGGAGAAGTCAGCAGGGAAGAAACTCATGGAGCAGGTCTTCGGAAAGAATCTCTCAGCAGGAGCAATTACACGCAAGCTCTTCACAGCGGGAGCTATGTTGATGGAAGCTAAAGAGCTGTCTGACGATATCAAGAAAGAAGGATGGGTGGAGGGTGGTGAGAGTTTCAAGAGGAGAAAGTGGGAAGCTGTCAGAGATATGCCAAAGGGTCTGACGTTCCAGAAAGGAGCTGGAGGATTTGTAAAGTCTGCCTTTGATGTTGCTGACATGGCCTTTACTGCTCCGGTGTCAATTCCAGCAGCAATCTTGGGAAACCTAGAATCACAGTTGAGAGTAGCAGAAGCAAAGAAAAACAGATCACAGAGGGATGCGTTCTTAGCTGAGTATGGTGATCCTGCAAAGAAGACTCTGGGGCAACAAACTATGAGGCTTCAGCTAGCGATCGAAGAGATCAAAAAAGCTAATTTGAAATTCACAGATAAGGACGGAAAGGGTGACGTGGAGCGTTACAAGTTGAGCAAGGTTCTCGAGGTCAATAGAGAGAACTCCCACACGGTATTCATGAAAGCTGTGGAAGCCATGATTAAGGAGTCTCGTGATAAAAGAAGCGATAAAAAGGAGGCTCAAGAAGTACAGAAAAAAATGATACCTCTACAACCGAGCAGACCTGAGGTGGTGAAGAAAATTAAGAACGAGACAACTGCTATCAAGGTTGAGGGTATTGATATGATATCCAAGCAAATTGCTGCTTTGAATTTCTCAAGAGAGATGGACGCGCTTAGGAAGACAATGGAGAACTTAGCTGGGTCCATAAATAATGAAAACATAATAGTCCAACCCCAGCAAGGGCCGGAGGAATTTCACCCAGTGAGAATGATGTCACCAGGAGAAATTCAGAAGGCAAGAGAAGTATACCTCACTTAAACAAACATGAACGATTTATACACAGATCCAGATTCAGCTTTTGATCCCAAAAAGCCAGCCAGCGGCAGCTTTCGGGGAGTCAATGTTGTGAATGATTATGCTTGGACTGTAACGCCACGTGGCTCCCTACCTCGTGTCGAAGCGCCAAGAGTAAGACTCATAGAGTATGAGATGGACACCAGTATCATGGAGCGTTCCACAGCTATGTATGTTGCTGCTGCCAAGGAGTTATGGATTCAGGGCACGTCAAGTGAAGGGAAAAAGGTAGATCCGTACGAGGTTCTTTATACTCATAATCCCACAGGTTTTGAATACACACTTCCATATTTCGGAGATCAGTCAATGGGAGTCACCAGCACATGGGGATGTATTGACTATCTAGAAAAAGTGTTTGATACGGCTTTTGGTGCTGCAAAGGGTGCCGCAGCAACAATGATGGCCATAGGGGGCACTAAGGGAAAAATTATAAAGGCGGGTGCCACTTTGCTGGGGATCGGTAAAATGGCAGCAGGTGCAGGACTGGCAGGCCAAACTGCATATGCTGGATTCAAGGATAGACCCCAGATATGGGATTCTTCTGCTCCAAAAACATACGAGATAACATTTCCGCTTCTGAACACCCAGAGCATGAAAGACATTGCTGACAATTGGCACTTG